GAGAGAAGTCATGAGAACGTTGACAGTCGATGAAGTCGAAGAGGTGAATGGTGCGTGGGTTGCTGCGGCGATCGGTGCCGCCGCGGTAATCATTGCGGCGGTCATAACTTCGTGTAGCAGCAGAGGCTCGGGCTCCAGCGCCCAGAGTGGGGACATGAAGGTGACCTGTCCCAATGGCACTACCGCGACAGTCACAAAGACCGACGTGGCGACAACTGTGACCTGTAGCTGATGTGACCGAGACCCGCCCCTTCGCGTACGGGGGGGCGGGTCGACTTGTCGAGCGGATTGTTGATGACTCCGAAATTTTCTAACGCTGCCAAGTTCATTGCTTTAGCGTCCACTCTCGTGGGCATGAGCTTATTGGCTGCGCCGTCGGTTATCAGCGCTTACCAGTCTAGATTCCACTGTGCACCATCGGGTTTTGAGCGTAAAACCGCATTCGACTTCAGATGGGAACAGCACGGCGACAACGGTAATTGGCTGCTCGAGACGGGCGTCGCTCGTGATGCGCCGTCGTATCTTCTGCTCGAGGATCTCAGGCCCAGTTTCAAGGGCCTGTCGCCACCGGTCATATTGAACTCCGCACAGGCGTCGAAGTTCCGCTCGTTACGGTTCGCTGCGCCGCCACCCCTCTCGGTCCGCTCAGCCACCTCCTACACCGTTCTTCCCCCTGGAATCGACATCGCTGAGCGTCATCAACTCCTGTATCCGGTGATCAACTCGCCGACTCGGATATCCCAGGCGCCCGGATCCGATCGGCATTGGCGAGCGCGCCTGGGCATCACGCGGATCACGCATCAGGGATGGAACGCAAACGCCGTGGACATCGAAGCGCCGATCGGCGCGGTAGTGGTGGCCGGGAGATCCGGGACCGTCGCTTATGCCGAGCACCGCGCACCGGATCAAGCCTGCGTCGACCCGAGGGAATCGGATCGTCCCGGGAATGAAGTGGTGATCCTGCACGATGACGGGACGGAAGCCACGTACTCGCACCTGCGCCAGAATTCGGTGAAAGTCCGTGTCGGACAGGTCGTTCCGGCTGGAACCCCCATCGGCGAGGTGGGCATCTCAGGCTGGACTGGCGGTCCCCACCTCCACGTGCAGGTAGGTGGATTGACGCTCAACGGCTACAAGACCGTACCCTTGTCGTTCCGATGTGCCGACGGTTCCACCATCGAGCCGGTCGAGGGCGGACCCGTGTGCTCCGCCCCACGCTCCTCTCCGCCTCATGCACCATGAGCACCGCGCCGTCGGCGTCGGTGACGCGCAGCTCGTTGCCGCTGGCGTCGATCGCGTCCCAGAACTCCGACAGCGCCGGGGGCAGGGTGAACGCAGCATCAGCGGCCGCAGCGCTGGCGCTGCTGTCCACGCTGACAGCGCGGCGGTACTGCGGGATCGTGCTGCCGGTGCGATACCACATTAGGGCGCTCCACGGACGTATACGAATTGGGCCACACCCACCGCCAGCGCGATCCCCGGCCCGTCTACCTCCTCCGGGGCCACGGTCGTCGAGCAGAGCGGGGCGGCGAGCAGCACGACGTCAGCGGGGTCGATGTCGATCCCCCGGATGGCGTCACGGACGGAGGTGAGCAGATCGAACAGGGCGTCCTCTCGGTCGGTGGGCGCGCTGCTGGTGCCCGCCACCGCAATCACCAGATCGAGCTGGAGGGTGGTCTGGTACGAGGTCAGATCCGGCCCGTGCGCGTCCTGGGCGCTGCCGAGGGCGACCCAGATCACCGGGGGCGACGGACCCTCCGTCAGCGTCACCGGGCGGCCCTTGACCACCTTCGACGACATGCCGGTGATCGCCTGGAGCGCGGTCACCACGGCGTCTCGGATGAGCTTCTCCGGGCTGCTCATGCATCACCCAGGGCACGACGCAGCAGCCGCGTGAGGTCATCGGCGAGGCGGGGCTGGATCGTGGCGATGGCCGGGGCGAGGTAGGGGCGGGCGGGGATGGTGACCTGCTGCTTGAGCACGAACCACACCTGGCCATCCCGCCCCACGAGCACGCCACCTCTCGGAGTGGGGACAAAGCGGAAGCCACCGCTGCGGCCTGGTGGCAGCCTCGACACGCCCGCCCCTGTCAGCGCCGGGCCAACGGGGATCTTGAGGAAGCGCCCGCGCTTGGGCCGGATCGTGCCGCCCTCCTCGTGGATCCGCGCGTAGGGGACGCGACCGCCGTCGGGCGTTCCGGCGCGCAGGACGATGGAAAAGCTGCCACCCCCGTCCTGCTCGACGGTGCCCTGGATCGAGGCCCGGAGCCTGCCGGTGCGGACGTTGAGGCGGGTGGTCGCGTTCTGCTTCGCCTCTGCCTCGGCATCGAGGGCGGAGACAACGAGGGTGCGCCGGAGCTGATCGGGCAGCGTCCGGGCGAGTACTTCGAGGCGGGTGGAGAGCTCGGCGGGGGTCATACCGGCACCACCGATCGGGCCAGCCGGTAGGGCGCGAGGATGCGCCGTACCTCGTCGGGGAGGTGGGTGGCCTGCACCATCCCGACGCTCACGCCCGCGACCGCCTGCGAGGTACGCCCCTGCACCTGGCGCAGATCGTAGAGGTGGCGCACCGTCAGGCGGCATGCGTGCTGGAGCTCGTCGGGCGGGCTGGAGAAGCCCGCCGTCCAGGTTGCCTTGATGGCGCGCAGGCCGGTGGACCAGGATCCGTGAACGGAGTCCCAGTCGAGCGTCACCAGCCCCCGCTCACCGTCGGTCAGGGTGTAGTCCCCGCTCGCCACCAGATCCGCCGCCGCGTAGCTCCGGTCGGGGCTGTCGTAGATGCTGGAGATCGCCGTCACCGGGTAGACGTCGAGGCGGAGATCCGTCCCCCCTGGGCCATCCTGGTAGCGGGTGTAACTCGCGCTCTCCATCGTCGGTGCGGCCCCCACCGTCGCGGGCGGGTAGCCGCACCAGCGCGCCATCATCGCCCCTGCCGCCGAGATCAGCTCCGTCAGCAGGGTGTCCTCTCCCGTCCCGGTCAGGCCGGGGATCTGGTAGCGGGCTTCTGCGGGGGTGATCAGGGCCAAGCGGGGATCTCCAGGGTGCGAGGATGGCGCGGTGCATCAGCAGCAGATCAGGAGCGGATCTCCATCGCCTTGACGCTGATGTAGTGGCTGTAGGCCGGGCCGGTGCCCGCCTTCGCCACATCGATGCTGATCACGCCGCCAGCGTCGATCTCCAGGATCTTGCCGGTGCCGGTCAGGCTCAGATCCTTCACCGTCCCCGCCGTCAAGGCGCTGCCGCCCGAGCTGTTGGTGGTGTGGGCGGTGATGGTGTCGCTGCCCTTCTTGATCGAGGTCGTGATGTAGTTGCTGGCGTGCGTGGAGACCGAGGTCTTCGGCACGATGCTGACGGCCAGGATCTGGATCTTCTGGCCGGTAGCGTTGTGGATATAGGCGGTGTCGGTGGCGTCCGTACCGGCGACCGGGGTGGACTGGAGATCGTAGATGTCGGCCATGTCAGCCTCACGGGAGAGAGGGGGAGGGAGGGGAGCGCCGCCCGGCCGGAGAGGAACCAGCCGGGCAGCAGGGACGGATCAGAGCCAGTTGTAGCCGTAGGTGGCGACCTTGCTGGAGCTGCTCGACAGCGTCTTGAAGGTGCGCCGCAGGGTGGCGACGATGTTGTACGCGCCCCGCGTGATGTCCTTGTCCAGCTCGACGAGGTTGGCGCGCCGCTGGTAGTGCGAGAACTCCTCGCGGCTGACGGCCAGGACGCCGGACTTCGTGGTGGTCACGTTGTCGAACAGGCCGCTGGCGTTGAGGTCGGCGGTCATGGCGTCGGAGACGATGACCGGGACGCCGTAGATGCTGGCGACCTCGCCCCGGACGATGGGGCCGTTGCTGCCGTAGTCGCTCGCCGAGACGATGCCGGTCATGCTGACCAGCTTGGTCAGGTAGCCCTGCCAGCTGGTCACAAGCACCACGTCGCCGCGGCCGCCGCGGGGGCCCTGCAGGCTGGCGATGTCGCTGGCAAGGGTCGTAACCGAGAAGGTCGACCGGTCCACGCCGTGCGACTGGTCCAGCGCGAGGGCGCGCAGGCCAAGCCAGCTCTTCAGGTAGTGGTCGGCCGAGCCCGCCACCGCGCCGAACATGCCGGCGGGGTCCCAGCTGGCGAGGGCGTCCTGATGGGTGGCCGCCGTGTCGCCGTTGATCACGCACAGCCGCTCGCCGATCGCCATCGATCGGGTCATCGAGTCGCGGATGAAGGGGATCGCGGGGACGATGCTGTCCTCGGAGGCGTCCTCGTGGAGGAAGACCATGACCGCGAGGCCGGACGCGGTGATGGTCAGCTTGTCGGTGCCGACCGAGCTCTTGTTGAAGCTGGCCGGGTTGTCCCCGGTCTGCCCCACCAGCTTGTACGGCACCGGGTAGGCCGTGCCGAGAGGGAGCTCCACGCTGTTGGACGGGATGGAGGTCTCGTCAAACAGGCTCAGGAGGCCGTCGGGGTCGTACTCCTCGACCTGCCACAGGGGGGTCGCCAGGAGCGGCGTCGGGATGAAGTCGCCGCCGGTGCCGGTCCCGGTGTCGAAAGCGCGCCGGATGCCCTCGGGGGCGCGGCGCCAGACGGCCTGGATGGCCTCGTAGGTGGGCCGGCAGCCCCGCTCCATGATCTCGGGCGAGCCGAGGGCGGCCGCGCCGTGGATCGCGGTGATGGCGAGGGTGTGGTCCTCCAGCGCCTTCTGGATGTCCGCCTGCCAGCCGTGGATTGGCTTGGAGTCGAGCAGGCCGGGCAGGCTGCGGGCGCGCACGCGGGGGTCGGCCTTGTCGAAGGACCGGGCCACGATGCGCCCCTCCACCACGAAGGCGGCGAGGTCGCGGTCAGAGC